GGGAATGACTGTGGAGTGCGCCCGGGCTGTGCTGGCTGCGGGATCAGGTAAGGCAGAACCGGTCTCTGCATCCACAACCGCCATGTTTGAACATTTCATGGCGAACCATTCACCGGCAGCGGTACAGGGTGGCGTGCCACAGACGTCAGCAGACGGTGATGCGGACGTGAAAATGCTCATGGCCATGCCATGAAGCCAGTGCTGACCATCAATAGGAGGTTTTAACAATATGGTGACGAAAACCATCACTGAACAGCGTGCGGAAGTACGTATTTTTGCCGGTAATGATCCGGCTCATACCGCCACAGGCAGCAGCGGGATTTCTTCTGCAACACCGGCTCTGACGCCCCTGATGCTGGATGAAGCCACCGGGAAACTGGTGGTCTGGGACGGACAGAAAGCCGGTAGTGCGGTTGGCATACTGGTACTGCCGCTTGAAGGCACAGAGACGGCGCTGACGTATTACAAGTCGGGAACCTTTGCGACGGAGGCAATCCACTGGCCTGAAAGTGTGGATGAACACAAAAAGGCCAACGCCTTTGCTGGCAGTGCCCTGAGTCACGCGGCGCTGCCGTAACACGTTATCAGGCCACCGCGCTGGCCTGACTGATTTCTGAATGAAAGGAACTGATTTATGGGATTGTTTACGACCCGCCAGTTACTCGGTTATACCGAACAAAAAGTTAAATTTCGTGCGCTGTTTCTGGAACTGTTTTTCCGCCGTACGGTGAATTTCCATACCGAAGAGGTGATGCTGGACAAAATTACCGGAAAAACGCCGGTGGCGGCCTATGTCTCCCCGGTTGTTGAAGGAAAAGTGCTGCGTCATCGTGGTGGTGAAACCCGCGTGTTGCGTCCGGGCTACGTCAAGCCGAAACACGAATTTAATTACCAGCAGGCGGTTGAGCGCCTTCCTGGTGAAGATCCATCTCAACTGAATGATCCGGCTTACCGCCGTCTGCGTATCATTACCGATAACCTCAAACAGGAAGAGCACGCGATTGTCCAGGTGGAAGAAATGCAGGCGGTAAATGCTGTGTTGTATGGCAAATACACCATGGAAGGAGACCAGTTCGAGAAAATTGAGGTCGATTTTGGCAGGTCGACGAAGAATAACATCACTCAGGGTAGTGGTAAGGAGTGGTCAAAACAGGATCGTGACACGTTCGATCCTACACATGATATTGACCTCTACTGCGACCAGGCCAGCGGTCTTGTGAATATTGCCATTATGGACGGTACCGTCTGGCGTCTTCTGAATGGTTTTAAGCTGTTCCGCGAAAAACTGGATACCCGTCGCGGTTCAAATTCTCAACTCGAAACGGCAGTGAAAGATCTGGGCGCAGTGGTGTCCTTCAAGGGGTATTACGGCGATCTGGCCATTGTGGTGGCGAAAATGTCTTATATAGCAGAAGACGGTATCGAAAAACGTTATCTTCCAGATGGCATGCTGGTTCTGGGGAATACTGCTGCAGATGGGATCCGTTGTTACGGTGCCATTCAGGATGCTCAGGCGTTGTCCGAAGGTGTGGTGGCCTCTTCCCGTTATCCGAAACACTGGCTGACGGTAGGGGATCCCGCCCGTGAATTTACCATGACGCAGTCCGCGCCGCTGATGGTGTTGCCGGACCCGGATGAGTTTGTGGTGGTACAGGTGAAATAATCCGTGAGCGGGGGCGAAATGCCCCCGTGTCTTTTTTCACAGGGGGCTGATATGGCAACGAAAGAGCAAAATCTGAAACGGCTTGATGAACTGGCCCTGATTCTGGGGCGTGAGCCGGATATATCCGGGAGTGCCGCAGAGATAGCGCAGCGGGTGGCAGAATGGGAAGAGGAAATGCAGTCATCCGGCGATGATGTACAGGTTATGAATATGGATATCCGGGAGCGGGAAACCGCGGCTCATGATGTTCGTGAGGAAACATCCGGCGCGTTAACGCGCATCAGAGTTCTGACCTGCCTCCATCTCTGTGGCGTTGATGGTGAAACGGGGGAATCCGTTGAGCTTGCGGATGTTGGTCGGGTGATTCTGATTATGTCCTCAGATGCAAAAACACACGTTGATGGTGGAATGGCTGTTTATGCGTGATTTTCAGAATGCCTTTGATGCCGCCCTTGCCGGGGTGGACAGTACGATTGTTGAAGTGATGGGCATCAGTGCGCAGTTCACCTCCGGTGCACAGCGTGGCGGCGAGGTTCATGGCGTTTTTGACGATCCGGAGTCGCTGGGTTTTGCCAGTAGTGGGATCCGTATTGAAGGAAGTAACCCGTCATTATTTGTGCTTACGGATACGGTTTGTGCTGTACGGCGTGGTGACACGCTGACCATTAACGGCGAGATGTTCTGGGTGGACCGTGTTTCTCCGGATGACGGAGGGAGTTGTTATCTCTGGCTCAACCGGGGGCAACCACCTGCCGCCAGCCGTCGTCGCTGAAAGGGGGATGTATGGCCATACAGGGTCTTGAGCAGGCCGTTGAAAACCTCAGCCGTATCAGCAAAACGGCGGTGCCCGGTGCCTCCGCAATGGCCATTAACCGCGTTGCTTCATCCGCGATATCGCAGTCTGCGTCACAGGTTGCCCGTGAGACAAAGGTACGCCGGAAACTGGTAAAGGAAAGGGCCAGGCTGAAAAGGGCCACGGTCAAAAATCCGCAGGCCAGAATCAAGGTTAACCGGGGGGATTTGCCCGTAATCAGGCTGGGTAACGCGCGGGTTGTCCTGTCCCGACGCAGGCGTCGTAAAAAGGGGCAGCGTTCATCCCTGAAAGGTGGCGACAGCGTGCTTGTGGTGGGAAACCGTCGTATTCCCGGCGCGTTTATTCAGCAACTGAAAAATGGCCGGTGGCATGTCATGCAGCGTGTGGCCGGGAAAAAACGTTACCCCATTGATGTGGTGAAAATCCCGATGGCAGTGCCGCTGACCACGGCGTTTAAACAGAATATTGAGCGGATACGGCGTGAACGTCTTCCGAAAGAGCTGGGCTATGCGCTGCAGCATCAACTGAGGATGGTAATAAAGCGATGAAACATACAGAACTCCGTGCAGCCGTACTGGATGCACTGGAAAAACATGACACCGGGGCGACGCTTTTTGATGGTCGCCCCGCTGTTTTTGATGAGGAGGATTTTCCGGCAGTTGCCGTTTATCTCACCGGCGCTGAATACACGGGCGAAGAGCTGGACAGCGATACCTGGCAGGCGGAGCTGCATATTGAAGTTTTCCTGCCTGCTCAGGTGCCGGATTCAGAGCTGGATTCGTGGATGGAGTCCCGGATTTATCCGGTGATGAGCGATGTCCCGGCACTGTCAGATTTGATCACCAGTATGGTGGCCAGTGGCTATGACTACCGGCGCGACGATGATGCGGGCCTGTGGAGTTCAGCCGATCTGACTTATGTCATTACCTATGAAATGTGAGGACGATATGCCTGTACCAAATCCAGTAATGCCGGTGAAAGGGGCCGGGACCACACTGTGGGTTTATAAGGGGAACGGTGACCCTTATGCGAACCCGCTTTCAGACGTTGACTGGTCGCGTCTGGCTAAAGTTAAAGACCTGACGCCCGGCGAACTGACCGCTGAGTCCTATGACGACAGCTATCTCGATGATGAAGATGCGGACTGGACTGCGACCAGGCAGGGGCAGAAATCTGCCGGAGATACCAGCTTCACGCTGGCGTGGATGCCCGGAGAGCAGGGGCAGCAGGCGCTGCTGGCGTGGTTTAATGAAGGGGATACCCGTGCCTATAAAATCCGCTTCCCGAACGGCACGGTCGATGTGTTCCGCGGCTGGGTCAGCAGTATCGGTAAGGCGGTGACGGCGAAGGAAGTGATCACCCGCACGGTGAAAGTCACCAACGTGGGACGTCCGTCGATGGCAGAAGATCGCAGCACGGTGACGGCGACAACCGGCATGACGGTGACACCCGCCAGTGCTTCCGTAGTGAAAGGGCAGAGCACTACGCTGACCGTGGCATTCCAGCCGGAGGGCGCAACCGACAAGAGCTTCCGTGCGGTGTCTGCGGATAAAACAAAAGCCACCGTGTCGGTCAGCGGTATGACCATCACCGTGAACGGCGTTGCTGCAGGCAAGGTCAACATTCCGGTTGTATCCGGTAATGGTGAGTTTGCTGCGGTTGCAGAAATCACCGTCACCGCCAGTTAATCCGGAGAGTCAGCGATGTTCCTGAAAACCGAATCATTTGAATATAACGGCGTGACCGTCACGCTTTCTGAACTGTCAGCCCTGCAGCGTATTGAGCATCTCGCCCTGATGAAACGGCAGGCAGAACAGGCGGAGTCAGACAGCAACCGGAAGTTTACTGTGGAAGACGCCATCAGAACCGGCGCGTTTCTGGTGGCGATGTCCCTGTGGCATAACCATCCGAAGAAGACGCAGATGCCGTCCATGAATGAAGCCGTTAAACAGATTGAGCAGGAAGTGCTTACCACCTGGCCCACAGAGGCAATTTCTCATGCTGAAAACGTGGTGTACCGGCTGTCCGGTATGTATGAGTTTGTGGTGAATAATGCCCCCGAACAGGCAGAGGACGCCGGGCCTGCAGAGCCTGTTTCTGCGGGAAAGTGTTCGACGGTGAGCTGAGTTTTGCCCTGAAACTGGCGCGTGAGATGGGGCGACCCGACTGGCGCGCCATGCTTGCCGGGATGTCATCCACGGAGTATGCCGACTGGCACCGCTTTTACAGTACCCATTATTTTCATGATGTTCTGCTGGATATGCACTTTTCCGGGCTGACGTACACCGTGCTCAGCCTGTTTTTCAGCGATCCGGATATGCATCCGCTGGATTTCAGTCTGCTGAACCGGTGTGAGGCTGACGAAGAGCCTGAAGGTGATGTGCTGATGCAGAAAGCGGCAGGGCTTGCCGGAGGTGTTCGTTTTGGTCCGGACGGGAATGAAGTTATCCCCGCCTCCCCGGATGTGGCGGACATGACGGAGGATGACGTAATGCTGATGACAGTATCAGAAGGGATCGCAGGAGGAGTCCGGTATGGCTGAACCGGTAGGCGATCTGGTCGTTGATTTAAGTCTGGATGCGGCCAGATTTGACGAGCAGATGGCCAGAGTCAGGCGTCATTTTTCCGGTACGGAAAGTGATGCGAAAAAAACAGCGGCAGTCGTTGAACAGTCAATGAACCGACAGGCGCTGGCTGCACAGAAAGCGGGGATTTCCGTCGGGCAGTATAAAGCCGCCATGCGTATGCTGCCTGCACAGTTCACCGACGTGGCCACGCAGCTTGCAGGCGGGCAAAGCCCGTGGCTGATCCTGCTGCAACAGGGTGGTCAGGTTAAGGACTCCTTCGGCGGGATGATCCCCATGTTCAGGGGGCTTGCCGGTGCGATCACCCTGCCGATGGTCGGGGCCACCTCGCTGGCGGTGGCGACCGGTGCGCTGGCGTATGCCTGGTATCAGGGTAACTCAACCCTGTCCGATTTCAACAAAACGCTGGTCCTTTCCGGTCATCAGTCGGGTCTGACGGCAGATCGTATGCTGGTCCTGTCCAGAGCCGGGCAGGCGGCAGGGCTGACGTTTAACCAGACCAGCGAGTCACTCAGTGCACTGGTTAAGGCGGGGGTAAGCGGTGAGGCTCAGATTGTGTCCATCAGCCAGAGTGTGGCGCGTTTCTCCTCTGCATCCGGCGTGGAGGTGGACAAGGTCGCTGAAGCCTTCGGGAAGCTGACCACAGACCCGACGTCGGGGCTGACGGCGATGGCACGTCAGTTCCATAACGTGACGGCGGAGCAGATTGCGTATGTTGCTCAGTTGCAGCGTTCCGGCGATGAAGCCGGGGCATTGCAGGCGGCGAACGAGGCCGCAACGAAAGGGTTTGATGACCAGACCCGCCGCCTGAAAGAGAACATGGGCACGCTGGAGACCTGGGCAGACAGGACCGCACGGGCATTCAAATCCATGTGGGATGCGGTGCTGGATATTGGTCGTCCTGATACCGCGCAGGAGATGCTGATTAAGGCAGAGGCTGCGTTTAAGAAAGCAGACGACATCTGGAATCTGCGCAAGGATGATTATTTTGTTAACGATGAAGCGCGGGCGCGTTACTGGGATGATCGTGAAAAGGCCCGTCTTGCGCTTGAAGCCGCCCGAAAGAAGGCTGAGCAGCAGACTCAACAGGACAAAAATGCGCAGCAGCAGAGCGATACCGAAGCGTCACGGCTGAAATATACCGAAGAGGCGCAGAAGGCTTACGAACGGCTGCAGACGCCGCTGGAGAAATATACCGCCCGTCAGGAAGAACTGAACAAGGCACTGAAAGACGGGAAAATCCTGCAGGCAGATTACAACACGCTGATGGCGGCGGCGAAAAAGGATTATGAAGCGACGCTGAAAAAGCCGAAACAGTCCGGCGTGAAGGTGTCTGCGGGCGATCGTCAGGAAGACAGTGCTCATGCTGCCCTGCTGACGCTTCAGGCTGAACTCCGGACGTTGGAGAAGCATGCCGGAGCAAATGAGAAAATCAGCCAGCAGCGCCGGGATTTGTGGAAGGCGGAGAGTCAGTTCGCGGTACTGGAGGAGGCGGCGCAACGTCGCCAGCTGTCTGCACAGGAGAAATCCCTGCTGGCGCATAAAGACGAGACGCTGGAGTACAAACGCCAGCTGGCTGCACTTGGCGACAAGGTTACGTATCAGGAGCGCCTGAACGCGCTGGCGCAGCAGGCGGATAAATTCGCACAGCAGCAACGGGCAAAACGGGCCGCCATTGATGCGAAAAGCCGGGGGCTGACTGACCGGCAGGCAGAACGGGAAGCCACAGAACAGCGCCTGAAGGAACAGTATGGCGATAATCCTCTGGCGCTGAATAACGTCATGTCAGAGCAGAAAAAGACCTGGGCGGCTGAAGACCTGCTTCGCGGGAACTGGATGGCAGGCCTCAGGTCCGGCTGGAGCGAGTGGAAAGAGAGTGCCACGGACAGTATGTCGCAGGTTAAAAGTGCTGCCACGCAGACCTTTGATGGTATTGCGCATAATATGGCGGCGATGCTGACCGGCAGTGAGCAGAACTGGCGCAGCTTCACCCGTTCCGTGCTGTCCATGCTGACAGAGATTTTTCTGAAGCAGGCGATGGTGGGGATAGTCGGGCGTATCGGCAGCGCCATTGGCGGTGCTTTCGGTGGTGGTGCGTCTGCCTCCACGGGGACGGCCATTCAGGCTGCGGCGGCGAACTTCCATTTCGCGACCGGGGGATTTACGGGAACCGGTGGCAAATATGAGCCAGCGGGGATTGTCCACCGCGGGGAGTTTGTCTTCACGAAGGAGGCAACCAGCCGGATTGGTGTCGGGAACCTGTACCGCCTGATGCGGGGCTATGCGGAAGGGGGGTATGTGGGTGCTGCCGGAAGTCCGGCGCAGATGCGGCGGGCCGAAGGCATTAATTTTAATCAGAACAATCACGTGGTGATTCAGAACGACGGCCCCAACGGGCGGGCAGGGCCGCAGCTGATGAAAGCGGTGTATGAGATGGCCCGCAAGGGGGCACAGGATGAACTCCGGCTGCAGTTGCGTGATGGCGGTATGTTATCAGGGAGCGGTGGATGAAAACCTTTCGCTGGAAAGTGAAGCCGGATATGGAGGTGAACTCGCAGCCATCGGTGCGTGAAGTGCGTTTTGGTGACGGGTACTCACAGCGTATGGCGGCAGGGCTGAATGCTGACCTGAAAACATACAGGGTGACGCTTTCCGTGACCCGGGAGGAGGCCCGGCATCTGGAAGCGTTCCTGGCAGAGCACGGTGGCTGGAAGGCATTTTTGTGGAAGCCACCCTATGCATACCGGCAGATAAAGGTGACCTGTGCCGGGTGGTCTGCGCGGGTCGGGATGTTGCGCGTTGAGTTCAGCGCGGAGTTTAAGCAGGTGGTGAACTGATGCAGGATATTCGCGAAGAAAGTCTGAACGAGTCGGTTAAATCAGAGCCGTCACCGCGGGTGGTACTCTGGGAAATCGACCTGACGGTACAGGGCGGTGAGCGGTATTTTTTCTGTAATGAGCTGAATGAAAAAGGGGAGCCGGTCACCTGGCAGGGGCGGCAATATCAGGCATACCCGATTGACGGCAGCGGTTTTGAGATGAGCGGGAAGGGCAGCAGTGCCAGACCGTCGCTGACGGTGTCCAATCTGTTCGGTCTGGTCACCGGGATGGCGGAAGACCTGCAGAGTCTGGTGGGGGCCACGGTGGTCCGCCGCCGGGTGTATGCCCGTTTTCTGGATGCGGTGAATTTCGTTGCGGGCAATCCGGCGGCGGACCCGGAGCAGGAGCTGAGTGACCGCTGGGTGGTGGAGCAGATGTCGCAGCTGACAGCCATGACGGCCTCGTTTGTGCTGGCCACACCGACCGAGACGGACGGGGCGCTGTTTCCCGGTCGTATCATGCTGGCGAACACCTGTATGTGGACCTACCGCTCTGATGAGTGTGGTTACACGGGCGGGGCTGTGGCGGATGAGTTCGATAAACCCACCACGGATATCCGTAAGGACAGATGCAGCAAGTGCATGCGCGGGTGTGAACTGCGCAGGAATGTCGGCAATTTTGGCGGTTTCCTTTCCATTAATAAACTTTCGCAGTAAATCCCGGTTTATGACACAGACTGAATCAGCGATTCTGGCGCATGCCCGGCGGTGTGCGCCTGCGGAGGCGTGCGGCTTCGTGATAAGCACGCCGGAGGGGGAGTGGTATATCCCTTGTGTGAATATTTCCGCGGAGCCGGAGGCGTATTTTCGTATCGCACCGGAAGACTGGCTGCGGGCAGAGATGCAGGGGGAGATTGTGGCACTGGTCCACAGTCATCCCGGTGGGCTGCCCTGGCTGAGCGAGGCTGACCGGCGGCTGCAGATAAAAAGCGCACTGCCCTGGTGGCTGGTCTGCCGGGGTGACATTCACAAATTCCGCTGTGTGCCACATCTGACGGGACGGCGCTTTGAGCACGGGGTGACGGACTGTTACACGCTGTTCCGGGATGCTTATCATCTGGCGGGGACTGAAATGCCGGATTTTCATCGCGAGGATGACTGGTGGCGCAACGGCCAGAACCTGTACCTGGACAACCTGGCGGAAAACGGCTTTTGCCGGGTGTCTCCGTCCTCTGCACAGGCAGGCGATGTGCTGCTGTGCTGCTTTGGTTCATCGGTGCCGAATCATGCCGCCGTTTACTGTGGTGACGGCGAGCTGCTGCACCATATTCCTGAACAACTGAGTAAACGGGAGAGGTATTCCGAAAAATGGCAACGACGAACGCATTCTGTCTGGCGTCACCGCCACTGGCACGCATCTGCCTTCACGGGGATTTGCAACGATTTGGCCGCCGCCTCAGCCTGTATGTGAACACGGCAGCGGAAGCCATTCGCGCCCTGTCGATGCAGATGCCGGGCTTTCGCCGTCAGATGAACGAAGGCTGGTACCAGATACGTATTGCCGGTGATGACACGGCACCGGAGGCGGTGTATGCCCGTCTTCACGAACAGCTGGGTGAGGGAACGGTCATCCACATTGTGCCGCGACTGGCCGGGGCCGGAAAGGGTGGACTGCAGATTGTGCTGGGGGCGGCAGCCATCGTGGGCTCTTTCTTCACGGCCGGAGGCTCGATGGCGTTATGGGGTACAGCCCTGAGTGCCGGTGGTTTTTCTGCCACCACGATGCTGTTTTCACTGGGTGCCAGCATGATACTGGGCGGAGTGGCCCAGATGCTGGCCCCGAAGGCAAAAACACCGGATTACCGCGCAACGGATAACGGCAGACAGAACACGTACTTTTCCTCGCTGGATAACATGATTGCCCAGGGGAACCCGATGCCGGTGCCTTACGGGGAAATGCTGGTTGGCTCCCGCCGTATATCCCAGGACATCAGCACCCGTGATGAAGGCGGGGGCGGAAAGGTCGTGGTTATCGGGCGGCAGGGGTAAAAAGAATAAAAAAATCCCGCAGTGATCGCGGACAGGAACTGCGGGAGAGTTACGAAGATTAAGTGTAAGGAATTATTCTTATGTCACGACAAAAAAATTAACGCAGAGAAATTATACGCGCCACAGTCAGTTTGTGAAAATGTGAAGATATTCAGAATTTTTATTCAGTCATGATACAGGCATCCTCCGGGGTGCCTGTTGTTTTTTGGGCATAAACAGATTCAGACATCAGACAGGAGAGGGGGAGCGAGTGGGTAAAGGTGGCGGTAAGGCGCACACACCGCGCGAGGCGAAGGATAATCTCAAATCCACGCAGATGATGAGTGTGATTGATGCGATTGGTGAGGGACCGATAGAAGGTCCGGTGAAGGGACTGCAGAGTATCCTGGTGAACAAAACCCCGCTGACGGACACGGACGGTAATCCCGTGATACACGGTGTGACCGCGGTCTGGCGTGCCGGGGAGCAGGAGCAGACACCACCGGAAGGCTTTGAGTCCTCCGGAGCTGAAACCGGACTGGGCGTGGAAGTGACGAAGGCAAAACCGGTGACGCGCACCATTACGTCCGCGAACATTGACCGCCTGCGGGTTACCTTCGGGGTGCAGTCACTGGTGCAGACCACGTCAAAGGGTGACCGTAACCCGACATCCGTCCGCCTGCTGATTCAGTTACAGCGTAACGGTAACTGGGTGACAGAAAAGGACGTCACCATTAACGGCAAGACCACCTCACAGTTCCTGGCCTCGGTGATTCTGGATAATCTGCCTCCCCGGCCCTTTAACATCCGGATGGTCAGGGAGACGGCGGACAGCACCACGGACCAGCTGCAGAATAAGACGCTGTGGTCGTCATACACCGAAATCATCGATGTGAAACAGTGCTACCCGAACACGGCCATTGTGGGGCTGCAGGTGGATGCGGAGCAGTTCGGCGGCCAGCAGATGACGGTGAACTACCATATCCGCGGTCGCATCATCCAGGTGCCGTCAAACTATGACCCGGAAAAACGCACGTACAGTGGTATCTGGGACGGCAGCCTGAAACCGGCATACAGCAACAACCCGGCCTGGTGTCTGTGGGACATGCTGACTCACCCGCGCTACGGCATGGGAAAACGTCTGGGGGCGGCGGATGTGGACAAGTGGGCGCTGTATGCCATCGGGCAGTACTGCGACCAGACGGTCCCGGATGGTTTCGGGGGGACCGAGCCGCGGATGACCTTTAATGCGTACCTGGCACAACAGCGTAAGGCGTGGGACGTTCTCAGTGATTTCTGCTCTGCGATGCGCTGTATGCCGGTATGGAACGGCCAGACGCTGACGTTCGTTCAGGACCGTCCGTCGGATGTGGTGTGGCCGTACACCAACAGCGATGTGGTGGTGGATGATAACGGCGTGGGTTTCCGCTACAGCTTCAGTGCCCTGAAGGACCGGCACACGGCAGTGGAGGTGAATTACACCGACCCGCAGAACGGCTGGCAGACCTCCACGGAACTGGTGGAAGACCCGGAAGCCATACTGCGCTACGGACGCAACCTGCTGAAGATGGACGCGTTCGGCTGTACCAGCCGCGGTCAGGCCCACCGTGCCGGGCTGTGGGTGATAAAGACCGAACTGCTGGAAACGCAGACGGTGGATTTCACGCTCGGGTCACAGGGGCTGCGTCACACACCCGGTGACATCATTGAAATCTGTGATAACGACTATGCCGGGACCATGACCGGCGGACGTGTCCTGTCCATCGATGCCGCCAGCCGTACCCTGACGCTGGACCGGGAGGTGACACTGCCGGAGACCGGCACGGCCACTGTTAATCTGATTAACGGCAGCGGTAAGCCGGCGAGCGTGGCCATCACCGCACACCCCGCGCCTGACCGGATACAGGTCAGCACCCTGCCGGATGGTGTGGAGACATACGGTGTGTGGGGACTCTCCCTGCCGTCACTGCGTCGTCGCCTGTTCTGCTGTGTCTCCATCCGGGAAAACACGGACGGCACCTTTGCCATCACGGCGGTGCAGCACGTACCGGAAAAAGAAGCCATTGTGGATAACGGGGCCAGCTTTGAGCCGCAGTCAGGCAGCCTGAACAGCGTTATCCCACCGGCAGTGCAGCACCTGACGGTGGAGGTGAGTGCAGCTGACGGTCAGTATCTGGCACAGGCGAAATGGGACACGCCGCGGGTGGTGAAGGGTGTGCGCTTCAGTCTGCGTCTGACCAGCGGAAGCGGAGAAGACAGCCGTCTGGTGAGCACCGCCATCACCGCAGACACGGAGCACCGTTTCAGTGGTCTGCCGCTGGGGGAATACACCCTGACGGTGCGGGCCATTAACAGCTACGGCCAGCAGGGCGAACCTGCGACCACCACCTTCCGGATTAACGCGCCTGCAAAACCCGCCACCATTGAGCTGACGCCGGGGTATTTTCAGATAACGGCGGTCCCGCGTCTTGCGGTGTATGACCCGACGGTACAGTTTGAATTCTGGTTCTCAGAAAAACGCATCACGAACACGGCACAGGTGGAAAAATCTGCCCGTTATCTGGGGACCGGCAGTCAGTGGACTGTCCAGGGGAGCCGGATTAAGCCGGGGACGGATTTCTGGTTTTACGTGCGAAGCGTCAACCTGGTGGGAAAATCTGCTTTTGTGGAAGCCAGCGGGCAGCCCAGCAATGATGGTGAAGGGTATCTGGAAATTTTCCGGGGGCTGATAGATGAGACGCTTCTGGGCCAGGCACTGAAAGAGCGCATTGATGCTTCAGCGCTGCGTACGGAGGTCACGCAACTGGAAGAAGACATCCGTCAGCGGATGGACACGGATATCGCAGAAGTGACCCGGAAAATCGGGGAGGCGGAAAACAGCCTCACGCAGCTGGTTGCGAAAAAGAATGAGGACCAGACACTGGCCATCGCGCAGGTGAGCCAGAAAGTGGACCGGGTGAGCAGTGAAATCTCACAGACTGTCAGCCAGGGGCAGTCAGAAAATGCCCGACAGATAGCACAGGTCCGCCAGTACGTGGATAAAAAAGGGAGTGAAATTACCTCGACCACGGATAAAAAACTGGGTGACCAGGCCGTGACCATACAGCAAATCCAGCGGGTTCAGTCAGACACGCGCAATGAGCTGAATGCCATGTATATGCTGAAGGTGCAGAAAACAAAAAACGGTATTCCCTATGTGGCCGGGATTGGTGCGGGGATTGAGGATGTTGATGGTCAGACGCTGAGCAGTATTCTGCTGCAGGCTGACCGTATCGCGATGATTACCCCGGAGAACGGCAACACCACGCCGCTGTTTGTGGCGCAGGGGAATCAGCTGTTCATGAACGACGTGTTCCTGAAGCGACTGTTTGCGGTGAGCATCACGTCATCCGGCAATCCTCCGACGTTTTCCCTGACGCCGGATGGCAGGCTGACAGCCCGCAATGCGGATATCAGTGGAGCCATCACGGCGAATACCGGCACGCTCAATAATGTCACCATTAACGAGAACTGTGTCATCAGAGGGAAACTGTCTGCAAACCAGATTGAAGGCGATCTCGTTAAAACAGTGGGTAAGGCTTTCCCTCGTGACTCCCGTGCACCGAAGCGGTGGCCATCAGGAACCATTACCGTCAGGGTTTATGACGATCAGCCGTTTAACCGGCAGATTGTTATTCCGGCGGTGGCTTTCAGCGGTGCCAGACATGAGCGGGAGAACAGCGATACTTATTCGTCATGCCGCCTGATAGTGAAGAAAAACGGTGCTGAAATTTATAACCGTACCGCGCTGGATAATACGCTGATTTACAGTGGTGTTATTGATATGCCAGCTGGTCGCGGCCACATGACGCTGGAGTTTTCTGTATCAGCATGGTGGGTAAATGGCTGGTATCCCACAGCAAGTATCAGCGATTTGCTGGTTGTTGTGATGAAGAAAGCCACTGCAGGCATCACGATTAGCTGAATTTTATAACCCCAATACGGGCGCCAGAAATGGTGCCTTTTTTATTGCAGAAAAGCGAGAGGTAATTATGCGTAAAGTTTGTGCAGCCATTTTGTCCGCAGCCATCTGTCTGTCCGTATCCGGTGCGCCTGCATGGGCGTCTGAACATCAGTCCACACTGAGCGCAGGGTATCTTCATGCCCGTACGAACGCTCCCGGCAGCGATAATCTGAACGGGATTAACGTGAAATACCGTTATGAGTTTACGGACGCGCTGGGGCTGATTACGTCCTTCAGTTATGCCAATGCTGAGGATGAGCAAAAAACGCACTACAGCGATACCCGCTGGCATGAAGATTCCGTGCGTAACCGCTGGTTCAGCGTGATGGCGGGGCCGTCTGTACGCGTGAATGAATGGTTCAGCGCGTATGCGATGGCGGGTGTGGCTTACAGCCGTGTGTCGACTTTCTCCGGGGATTATCTCCGCGTAACTGACAACAAGGGGAAAAAGCACGATGTGCTGACCGGAAGTGATGACGGTCGCCACAGCAACACGTCTCTGGCGTGGGGAGCTGGCGTGCAGTTTAACCCGACCGAATCCGTGGCCATTGATGTCGCTTATGAAGGCTCCGGCAGCGGTGACTGGCGTACCAACAGTTTCATCGTTGGTGTCGGTTATAAGTTCTGATTAGCCAGGTAACACAGTGTTATGACAGCCCGCCGGTTCAGGCGGGCTTTTTTGTGGAGTGGATATGGCAGCAGTAAAAATCTCAGGTGTGCTGAAAGATGGCACAGGAAAACCAGTACAGAACTGCACCATTGTGCTGAAGGCCAGACGAACCAGCAGCACGGTGGTGGTGAACACGGTGGCCTCTGAAAATCCGGATGAAGCCGGACGTTACAGCATGGATGTTGAGCATGGCCAGTACAGCGTCACCCTGCTGGTTGAAGGTTTTCCGCCTTCACATGCCGGGACCATTACCGTCTATGAAGGTTCCAGACCAGGTACGCTGAATGATTTTCTCGGTGCCATGACGGAGGATGATGTCCGACCGGAGGCACTGCGCCGCTTTGAGCAGATGGTGGAAGAGGTGTCACGTAACGCCTCCGCGGTTGCACAGAATACGGCAGCCGCGAAAAAATCAGCCAGCGATACCAGTGCATCAGCCAGCGAGGCGGCAACTCATGCAACCGATGCTGCAGCCTCAGCACGTGCCGCCAGCACGTCAGCCGGACAGGCCGCGTCGTCGGCTCAGTCAGCGTCTTCCAGCGCAGGAACGGCATCGACAAAGGCCCGTGAAGCAGCAAAAAGTGCTGCTGCTGCAGAGTCATCAAAAAGCGCGGCAGCTACCAGCGCCAGTGCCGCGAAAACGTCAGAAACGAATGCCGCAGCATCACAAAAATCGGCAGCCACTTCTGCATCCACAGCGACCACGAAGGCGTCAGAAGCTGCCACCTCGGCACGGGGTGCGGCGGCCTCAAAAGAGGCAGCGAAATCTTCAGAAACGAATGCATCATCAAGTGCCAGTAGTGCAGCTTCCTCGGCAACGGCGGCAGGAAATTCCGCGAAGGCGGCAAAAACGTCCGAGACGAACGCTAAGTCTTCTGAAACAGCAGCGGGACAGAGCGCCTCAGCTGCGGCAGGTTCAAAAACAGCGGCTGTATTATCTGCCAGTGCCGCGTCAACAAGTGCCGGGCAGGCCTCAGCCAGTGCCACCGCCGCCGGAAAATCGGCAGAAAGCGCCGCATCATCCGCTTCAACAGCCACAACGAAGGCTGGCAAAGCCACTGAGCAAGCCACTGCAGCAGCGAGGTCTGCTTCTGCAGCAAAAACCTCTGAAACAAATGCAAAGACTTCAGCAGACAATGCTGCTTCCTCTAAGGCGGCAGCCGCATCGTCAGCCAGTTCAGCGGCGTCATCGGCATCATCTGCGTCTGCTTCAAAAGATGAGGCGACCAGACAAGCGTCAGCAGCGAAAGGTAGTGCCACGACAGCAACAACGAAAGCATCAGAGGCGGCAGGCAGTGCGACGGCTGCATCTCAGAGCAAAGTTGCTGCTGAATCCGCGGCAACGCGCGCCGAGACAGCAGCAAAACGGGCAGAGGATATTGCATCCGCCGTGGCGCTGGAGGATGCGAGCACGACGAAAAAGGGGATAGTACAGCTCAGCAGTGCAACAAACAGCACCAGTGAAAAGCTGGCGGCAACGCCAAAGGCAGTTAAAACTGTTAAAGATAGTTCAGTTCAAAAAACTGGCGACACAATGGGAGGGCAGTTAAAAATCAGCACGATAAATGCTCTTCGAATATTCAACCAAGCCTTTGGCCTTATTTTTAGGCGTTCCGAAGATCATCTTCATCTTATTCCGACTAATGAAGGGGAGGGGGAAAATGGAGACATCGGTTCATTAAGACCATTCTCTATAAACTTAAGATCAGGGTTGGTGTCCATCGGTAATGGACTAAAAGTTGGTGGTAGTGTTACTGGTAATTTGACCGGAAACGCAGATACTGCGACCAAGATCAAGACAGCACGTAAGATTGGGGGCGTGGCATTTGATGGATCGGCAGATATCAACTTGCCTGGAGTCAACGCTACCGGTAATCAAAACACTACAGGTAATGCTGCGACCGCCACGAAACTTCAGGCAGCCAGAACGATTAACGGTGTGTCATTTGATGGTAGTGCAAATATCACATTGACCCCTTCAAATATTGGGGCATTGGCATTAACTGGAGGGACTCTTTCAGGTGGTTTAACTGCTGCTGGTGAGGTTATTTCAAGGTCAGCAAATGGTCTGCGTATTGCCTATGGCAACTATGGATTCTTTATCCGAAATGATGGATCAAACACATATTTTATGTTGACAGATTCGGGTAACAGTCTTGGTACGCACAATAGCTTAAGGCCGTTTATAATTAGTAACCATACTGGCAATGTTACAATTGCAACTAAATTAAACGCGAGTGGTGGTATCACTGGATCTTTATCGGGTAATGCAAGCACAGCAACCAAATTGCAAACTGCAAGGACAATTAACGGCGTAAAATTTGACGGCTCGGCAAATATTGAAGCGTTTCCGCCAGGTGTTCCGCTGCCGTGGCCATCAGATACACCACCTGCAGGTTATGCAATCATGCAGGGGCAGACGTTTGATAAGGCAGCATATCCGAAACTGGCTATTGCCTATCCTTCAGGTGTTATTCCAGATATGCGCGGCTGGACAATCAAGGGCAAACCCGCCAGTGGCCGGGCCGTATTGTCTCAGGAACAGGACGGCATTAAATCGCACACCCACAGCGCCAGCGCATCCAGTACGGATTTGGGGACGAAAACCACATCGTCGTTTGATTACGGCACTAAATCCACGAATAACACCGGGGCGCATACGCACAGTCTGAGTGGCTCTACGGGGTCTGCCGGTGTTCATACTCATGGTAATGGTATTCGTTGGCCAGGAGGCGGCGGTTCTGCGTTAGCATTTTATGATGGCGGTGGGTTCACTTATGTCCAGAATTCACAGTATCAAGTAAGCCCGGAGACTTCTTCCTATAGATCGTATTATCAACGTATTCAGACACAGTCAGCAGGTGCTCATACCCACTCGCTGTCTGGTACTGCAGCAAGTTCTGGCGCACATGCACATACTGTAGGTATTGGTGCGCATACGCACTCCGTTGCGATTGGTTCACATGGACACACCATCACCGTTAACGCTGCGGGTAACGCGGAAAACACCGTCAAAAACATCGCATTTAACTATATTGTGAGGCTTGCATAATGGCATTCAGAATGAGTGAACAACCACGGACCATAAAAATTTATAATCTGTTGTCCGGAACTAATGAATTTATTGGTGAAGGTGATGCATATATTCCGCCTCATACAGGTCTGCCAGCAAACAGTACCGATATTGCACCGCCAGATATTCCGGCTGGCTTCGTGGCTGTTTTCAATAGTGATGAGTCATCGTGGCATCTCGTTGAAGACCATCGGGGTAAAACGGTTTATGACGTAGCGTCAGGGGACGAGTTATTTATTTCTGAACTCGGTCCGTTACCGGAAAATGTTACCTGGTTATCGCCGGAAGGGGAGTTTCAGAAGTGGAACGGCACAGCCTGGGTGAAGGATACGGAAGCAGAAAAACTGTTCCGGATCCGGGAGGCGGAAGAAACAAAAAACAACCTGATGCAGGTAGCCAGTGAGCATATTGCGCCGCTTCAGGATGCTGCAGATCTGGAAATTGCAACGGAGGAAGAAACCTCATTGCTGGAAGCCTGGAAAAAGTATCGGGTGTTGCTGAACCGTGTTGATACATCAACTGCACCTGATATTGAGTGGCCTACGAACCCTGTCAGGGAGTAATCATTGGGATTATGCCGCAGCACGTCTTAAGCAAGAACGTGCTGCGGTTGGATGCTATTTTTTCCCTGAAGCGGAAAACATTACTACAGTACCTTGAACCTTG